GGGCGCCGCGACGCTCGGGCACCGTGGTGGTCACCCGCTCCAGCTCCTCGACCAGCGCATGCGAGTCGGTGATCAGAGGAAGATCACGCTTCAGTTCTGCGACCACCTGGGCCATGTGCTCGCCGCGCGGGCTGGCGGTCACACTGCGTGCCTTGCGGCTGCCCCTGTGCATGCTGTCAATGGACTTGGCGAGCTGCGCGAAACCGACCGGGCCCGCCACATAGCCGGGCGCACCGGCCCGCATCACCCAGCCGGGACCGGCGGGGGTATGCGGCGCGTCATTGGCGCCCATATTAGAGAAGTTCACCGGTCGGCTGGTCTGCCGGGCCGGAACATTCGGGGCACCGGCGGTGACGGCAGCAGCAGGCTCCTCAGCGGCCTCTTCCACCACTGGGATCTCCTCAGTGGCAGGTCCGGTGTTGGCCTCTTCTGCGGCCTCTTCGGTCTCCGGAGCCGGTGCCGCCTCGGCCCGGGCCAACAGAGCAGCCAGCTCGTCGCGATGGCTCTGCTCGGCAGCATTGACGTTGACGATCTCGGTCTGCAGGGTGTCACGTGCGTCCAGCAGCGAACGCAGGTGAATCACATCCCCGTCAGCTAGCTTCTCGCCTGCTCGAACACGAGCCTGGATGAGGTTGATCTGCGCCATCGCAGTCGACAGCAGAGCGCTCAGCTCCTCGACGGTGGCGGGAAGCTGCTCTGGCAGCTCGAACGGGTTCACGCCGAACTCCTTTGTCTGTGTCGTAGCTCAAGGTAAATGCTGTTCATTGGCGATCGTTCCCCGGTCCGCAACCAGACAGAAACTCTCTGCCGCAGAACTGTATGTGAGAGACGTGAAACAATCTCAACGGCGCACGGTGCGAATAGTCCCACCGCCGTGGGCACGCTGCTCAGCACGTGCCTCCGCATAGGAAAACAACAGCGCCCCGTTAGTGTCACGGTACGAAACTCCCTCAGGGCTGATGTAGTCATAGCCCAGAATTTCCTGAGCTACGACGGTGCCGCTGGTCCGGCCTTTACACCCACAACCCATCAGAGACCAGCTCCCGCCAATAGCTCCTCAATCAACTCGTTAGCTGATTTGCCTCCCCCGGCAGAAGGCTCATTCGCGGGTGTCGCGGTATCGGCCGCGGGAACGCCATCGTCCACTGATTGTTCAGCCGCGAATTGCTGCTCACGCGTCACCTCGACGAACGCTTCACGCACCCAGTCGCGGATGTCGGCACGGGTGATTGCCGGAACATGTCCGCGCACCACCGGCCCAACAGACGCCACCAGCGCTATCGGGCGTCCCTCGTCGTCATCACAGCCCTGTACCGCGAACCCTGGCGTGTTCACAGCCAGCGCCGCAATAAGGTCCAGACCCTTACCGAAGTCGCGCCAGTCTCCAGAGAGCGGGGACGACAGTCCTGCCTCGATGGTGGCCGTGTCTGCGAACGGGGCAGCTACACCGGAGAACCAGATGCCGTGCTTATCCTCGCCGACGCGCACCAGCGCAAAGCACGCTCCAGTGTTGTCGTAGTGAGCTGCGGCGGGCGCAGGCCTCAGTCGTGGGTCGGCATGCCCGGTCCCGACGGTGAGTCGCCCGACGGGCAGTCGGACACCGTTGTCGAGCCGAACCGCGGGCGAGGTGTGGAAGTGCGCATAGTCACTAGGGCTGCGCGGCACCATGACGCACTCAGACTGGATACTGCGGTGACATTGACCAAAAACTGCCAGATGCCCATAGATCCGCCCATCCTCTCCCATCGTCGGCATCGTCGGGCCGACCAGCGCGGGGTCATCGAATAGTTCATGGGCGTAGACCCGTGGACGGAATTCAGCCGCAGCGCTGGCCACCAGCGCGGTGTCGCGCGCCTCACGCGGGCCGAGCACGATCTTGGTGCTGTCGATGGCGGGGAACGGAACCAGCGTAGCGCCGCTCACAGTGCCCTTGGTGATGGCCATGTGCAGCGGCTTGCCCGAGTCAAGATGATCAACAATGTCCTCTGACTTCTCCAGCTTCTTGCCCTTCTCGTCGGCGTAATGCCATTCCGATCCGGTCAAATCAAGGGAAGGTCGCGCTACACCGTGGCCGATCAAGTTGCTGGCTTCGTCAGCCTCAGGGGTATTGAGCATGTAGCCGCTCGCCAGCACCTTCTTGCCCTTTTGATGCATGTTCTCAATCACGCCGACGGTGGTGCTGGAGGTGTGTCCTCCCGCATTCTCCTTGCACCATTGCAGCGGCATGGGCGTGCTGCGGAACGCCAAGTCCATGTTCGGCATCAAGATGCGCCGATCACTAGTGGGCTCACCCAGCGTGGCAAATGGCTGGTCAGTGAACGTGCGATATGTCTCGCTCATGTCTTCGTCGCTGTTGCCCGCCATGCTGGCGTCAGCAGACGCCGAATCAGCCGCCATCTCCTCGGTGCCCGTGCTTTCAGCAGGCTGACCAACGACAGCAGTGGTCTCGTCCTCGTCCACGACTCCTCCTCAATTCCTCACCGGCTGTGGTGAACATACCGGGTAGCTCGGCACGGGTCAGCTCTCATCGACGAGCTGTGTGGTGAGTTCACGCTTCACGGCGGCATACACCCGTGTGCGCATTTCTTCGGTGTCAACGCCCATCATCCGCACCACATCATCAGCAAGGCCACTGTCCCACCCTGCAATGAGCTTGGGCACTTCCTCGCCGCGGACAGGCGGCATGTAGCGATGTGTCTCGTGCAACGGAATGTCGCGCAGCCGTGTGTAGTCCTCACGTGTGCGCCGCCGTTTACCCGCCAGTTCCAGAGCTCGGGTCAGCAGCAATCGCTCAGCCAGTGAGAATTCCACATCGACTTGTGTTGCTGTTTGCTGTGGCGGTGTGGAACGGCCGTTGTTCCTAGCCGTCTTCTGTGACGACTGCTCGGTCTGTGGCTCTTTCTGCGGCGCCTGAGTTGGGGCACCTACGGACTTCAGCGGCGGTTTCGCAGTGATCTCAGACTCAGCCGGATTAGGACCGGGCGTGGGAGAGATGATCAGTCGAAGATTGCCGCCCTTGCCAGGCCCAAGCAGTGGGGAGAAGACAGGGGCAAGCACCGGCTGACGGCCCACGATATCGCGTGCCCACTCCTGCCAGCCCTCCATGGTGTCGAAGTCATACCCGGACCCTGAATCAAGACCGAGGTAGTCCCGATATGCCTCAGCCGTGATAGCCCCGTTGATGAATGCGCTGGTTGCGGCGTCACCCTTGTCGGGATCATTCGTAAGGCCGGTAGCGTCATACCAGAGCATGTATTGCCGCGGGTCGATTCCCTCAGCTAACAGTATTTTGCTCACCACATTGGTGCTGAGAGCTTCACATATCAGTTCCATCACCGGAGCGATGTGCAGTTGTACATCCTCGTCAGAAATCTGCCATGCTGACCAGTGATTGCTGCCGCCCAGTCCCAGCAACCGTTCCGGTGATACGTCCAGACCCATCGCCAATCGGGTGATGGCGTCGTTGCGAGTCTGGATGGCCACCTGCGTGACCTCGTTTCCGAACTTGAGATGCACAACGTTCTTGATCTGCTCACCGGGAACCGTCGCCAGCACGGGAATCAGTGCCGCCATACTGTCCTCGTCGTCATACGCGGTGCTGGCAACAGTCCACAGCAATTCCTGAAGCTGCTTCACCGCCGGGGTGCCGGTAACCGACTCGACATCCTCAAAGGCATCAATGTCAGTTTTGTCGCTGACAGGACCTTGTGTCGCGGGAAGTGACATCTCATCGGGCACGAACACGATGCCATTGCCGATCAGACGGCTCTTGCTGGCGTTGGCAATGGTCTTGGTGGTACGAACGATCTCCTGCAAACTGTCCATCGTCGCTCGCACCGGAGAATCCGCCTCCACAGCCCGGCGCGGGTACGGCACCCAGATGCGGATTATCGAGTCAACGTCAGGGTCGTAGACATGCACGCCACCCTTGGGCAACTCAATCTCCACGTTGCCGCCTCCGGTGGTGCGCACTTCATCCTTGGAGAGGACGCACCATGTCATCACAGGCTGATTGTCGGGGTCTAGCTCCCCGGTATCGAGGATGCCGACCCATGTCTCACCGGGGATGCTGAGACCTTCCACCGCCCGGCGAATCAGTTGTGCCTGTCCCAACGGACCGCCTGCAATGGCACGGACAATGTCCTGTACCCGCTGCCCGTTCGGGTCGTCTTCGTCGATAGTTCCTGTTGGCTTGCCGGTGTCTGGGTCAACGGCACTTGCCACCAGCCGCACCCGTGAGCACGACCCCGCGCGCCAAGTGACGTAGTAACGCAGCTCGCCCACGCGGTCGTACATGTTCCACGCGATTTCTTGCCAGCTAAGCTCACGCTGCCCAATGGTCGATCGGAACTCAGCGGCGACATCAAGGATGGGCTGGCTGGCGGCTGTAAGTGAAGACTTCCGCGTCGGCTGGCCCTTAGGACGCCGTTTGATACGCAACGACGTGGGCATCCCTTAACGGTATCCAGCGGCAGTGTTCACGTGCGAGTGCTCAGGCATCCGTTTCCTCAACTTCGATCTCCTCGGTGTCCGCGGCAAAGGCAAACATCCCCACCAAGTGTGACGCTGCAAGTGCTGCTCCGACATACTGAACCACCGGATTATCGGAGAAGTACAGCGGCAACCACGCTGTGCTGAGAGCTACCCACATACTCACACACCACGGGCACTCGATGAAGTAAAGCACCGTCGACCATTTCCGCGCCCGGGCGTCATACGCAGCCGCCGTGGTCCGCTGCCCGCCGCGGCGCGCTTCGTTGGCGGTGTTGCGTGCCACGTGCGCCTTGTTGGCGGGGATCAGCCGTAGCTGGTCAATGATCGTGTCCGCGTTGATCAGTCTCGTGATCCGCGCTACGGACAGCAAGTATGCGAATACGATAAGAAGCAGATGTCCGAAGGCCATTTAATGACAATACCTGTCCAGACTAGGGTTATGCTACGCAGATGCGCCTCAGACACAGGATTCTCGGCATCGACTCATCTCTCACATCATCGGGGATGTGCCGGATTGACATCGGCAATGAAGACCTTCCTCCGGTGATCGAGACCTGGACGATCCAGTCAAAACCAGGCCGCAACCGCACACCGGTTGGCATGTCACAGCGCATCACCGAAATCGTCACTGCCATGGAGCCGCACATCGCTCGGGCCGATCTGGTGTCTCTTGAGGGTGTGTCATTTGCCAGCTCAGGCGCGGCAGCACATGCATTGCACTGGCTGTGGGGGCGCATTGTCGATACG